CCCGGCAAGGCCACTCTCGCCGACATCCGCGCTGCAGGGTCCCGCGCTGACGCTGAAGCCCTCCTAGCGAAGCACACCAAGCCGGAGCTGCAGGCGCTGGCCAAAGACGCCGGGGTTCCGTTCACCCAGAGGGCGACCAAGCCGACGCTGACGGCGATGCTGCTGGACGAACTCCACGGAGACACGTCGACATCGGTGGATACGCCGAACCCGGACAATCCGACCCGGCAGGTGGAGGTCGAGAACCGCATCCGGCAGGCGTACTCGGCGGTCCTGGCCCGCAAGCCCAACCCCGAGCAGAACAAGTGGGTTGGTCTCGCTGACCTGCGCGCCGAGTTGGGCAACGACCTCAGCCGCGAAGAGGTCGACGCGGCGCTGAAGCGTCTCGCCGTCAGTCAGGGGCCGGGTGACGCGAACATCGTCCCCGAGTCGAACCAGAAGACCCTGACGCAGGCGGACCGCGACGCAGCGGTGCGCTTCGGCGACCAGGACAAGCACGCCATCTCCTTCGACGACCCGTCACCGCAGCCGCTGCCCGACACCACGCCTCCGGGCGTTCCGGTGGCGAAGCGGTCCGCTTACTACACCGCTGAGCAGCGGGACCGGCAGCTGTGCCTCCAACTCCACCGCTAACCAGGCACACCCACTCACCGAAAGCGAGGTGCGTGGGCGATGACGTCTGCCGTGGACACCCGCGCGAGTAGCAAGCCCTACGGGAACGTCTCTTATGGAGATCCAGGTCTGCAGGCCGACGGTGTGGCGAGATACCCGCTGGACAGCGAGGCCCACTGCCGTGCGGCTTGGAGCTACATCAACATGCCGAAGAACGCCGCGAAGTACACCTCGGCGCAGGTCGCGCGGATCAAGTCCCGCATCATGGCCGCCGGCAAGAAGTACGGCATCGAGTTCAGCGACGGCCAGCGCTCCGCGCCCGACACGTTCGTGCGTGGCTTCGACTTCGAGATGCGCAGCGCGGGCGGCGACGGGCGGACCCTTGAGGGCTACGTCGCCATGTTCAACCAGCGGGCGCGGATCCCCGACCGGGGCGGCGACTTCGACGAGGAGCTCTACCCCGGCTTCGCTGACCGCAGCCTCGCCAACGGCTTCCCGGTCATGCAGTTCGACCACGGCAAAGATCCCCGCGTCGGCACCGTCCCCATCGGCGTGTACGACACGTTCGACAAGGACGCCAAGGGCTACTTCGTCCGGGGCCGGCTGTTCGACAACCCTGTCGTCGAACCCGTCCGGCAGGCCATCGCCGGTAAGGCCATCAAGGGCATGTCGTTCCGGTTCTCCGTGAAGCAGGGCGGCGGCGACCGGTGGACCCGCAACCGCGGCACCGTCGACAGGCGCGACATCCTCGACGCCGACGTACACGAAGCCGGACCCGTCGTGTTCCCCGCGTACGCGCAAACCTCCGTCACCGTGCGGTCGCTGTTCGCCTCGGCATCCGAGGAAGAACGCGCCGCACTTTTCGAAGAGCTCCGCCAAGCCTTCGAACTCACAGACCTCACCGGGCGATCGGACACGCTGAGTGCCGATGGCGGTGATCACGACGAAGAGCCCTGGGAGGGCGACACGTCACCCGTAACACCTCCCGAGATCCGGGAGCGCCTCCTCGCGGTGGCGCTACGTCCCGAGATCTAAACAGCTCTCACGGAAGAGGATCACTGTGCCAATCGACATCGAAGCCCTGCTGCAGGACAAGGACCCTGCTGCGCTGGGCAACAACATCCCGGACGAGGTCCGGAACAAGAGCCCCGAGCAGCTACGCGAGCTCGTCGAGATCCTCGACGCGCACCTGCGCTCGCTGCACCAGGCCGACACGGGCGAACTGCGCGACCTGACCCCCGACGAGGACAAGGCGTTCCAGTACGGGCTGAAGGTCCGCGAGCACTCCCTCAAGCGCATCGAGGAGCACCGCGCGCTGAGCGAGGTCTTCTCCCGCCGCCCGGAGGCGGTCAAGACCGTCTACACCAACCTCCGCAACGGCATCGACGCCCGGGACGGCGTGGTGCGGCTGCGCAACAGCGAAGCCCGCGATGCGGCGCTTCGTGTCTTGGACGACCGCAGTGCTGCTTCGCACCTGAGGTCCGACGAGAAGGACGAGATCGAGCGGCAGGTCCGCAAGTCGACCGACATCGCCCGCCGGATCATCGTCACCGAGAACGACGCCTACCGCGACGCGTTCATGAAGATGAGCACCGACCCGCACGGCGCGCTCATGCTGACCGACGAAGAGCGCGGCGCCATGCAGGCCTGGGCTGAGTACCGGGCCATGTCCGAAGGCACGACCACCGCTGGTGGCTTCGGCATCCCGGTCTTCATCGACCCGAGCATCATCCTCACGGCCCAGGGGACGAACAACCCGTTCCTGACCCTGGCCAAGCAGGTCGACGTCAACACCAACATCTGGAAGGGCGTCTCCTCGGCCGGTGTCAGCTGGGCGTTCCAGGCTGAGGCCGCGACGGTGGCCGACAACTCGCCGACTCTGGCGCAGCCGACGGTCACGGTCTACATGGCACGTGGCTTCATTCCATACAGCATCGAGGTTCAACAGGACTACCCCGGATTCGCCAGCGAGATGCAGACGCTGCTGGCCAGCGGCTACAACGAACTCCTGGTCGACAAGTTCACCCGCGGCGCCGGCACCACCGAGCCCAACGGCATCGTGACTCAGCTCTCCGCCAACTCCAGCGTCAGGGTGGCGCTCACCACGGGCGGCACGTTCGATGCTGCCGCGCCGTACAACACGTGGAAGGCGCTCCCGCAGCGGTTCCGCAACCCGGCGAACTGGCTCATGTCGGTCGGCGTGAACAACGCAATCCGTCAACTCGCGACCGCGAACGTGTATCACGCCTTCACGCAGGCCCTGCCAGCAGAATGGGCGGACAGCCTGTTCGGCAAGCGGGTCTACGAGTCGCCGTACATGAACGACACCACCACGAGCACCTCGGCGACGACAGAGCTGGCCATCGTCGGGGACTGGCAGAACTACGTGGTGGCCCGCCGCGGTGGAATGAACGTCGAACTCGTACCGACGCTCTTCGATGTCACCAACAACCGGCCCACGGGCAGCAGGGGCTGGTTTGCATATGCCCGAATTGGTGGGAATAGCGTTAATGATCTCGGTTTCCGCATGTTGGTGAACCACTGACCGTTTTGTACTAAACGCCCTCGGCTAGCTACTGAGGGAAGGAAGGGCTCGATCCTCCTAGGTGTCGAGCCCTTCCGCACAACCTAGGGGCACCGATGCAGCAAAGTGTTTGCTCAGAGATGGGCTGTAGCCGTGAAGCGGTCCAGGCCGGCATGTGCCAACGCGACTACATGCGAATGTGGCGAGCCGAACGGCGCACTAAAGCACCACCGATGAAGCTCTGCGCCGAGTGCGGCGAAGAGTTCGAGGTTAGTCAGAGCCACAAGCTGTACTGCACGGAATCATGCGGTCGCGAGTCCAGCCTCCGCCGCAGGCGGGACAGGGAGTACCGGCCGCCGGTGCTGTACTGCGCCTGGTGCTCGAAGCAGATTCCTTACAAGAGCGGTAAGAGGGCTTACTGCTCTGGCGAGTGCCAACTCGCCCATGCGGCCAAGACTGCGCGATGGCGGAAGAAGCGTCTTCCCGCCGACTTTGAGCCACCGAAGAAATGCGAATTGTGCGGGCGCGGGGCCCGACGGCTTGTGATCGACCACGATCACTCTTGCTGTGCGGGAGAGCGCACTTGCGGGGAGTGCTTTCGCGGCATGCTCTGTCAGTCCTGCAATGTCGGCCTGGGGATGTTCGACGACGACCCGGCGGCGCTCCGGAAGGCTGCACGTTACGTCGAGCGCACGCGGAGCGTCCGGCTGACCGGCCAACTCCGTCTAATCGTGTAGGAGGGCGGACATGCCAGAAGACGCCGTTATCGCCGAGGAGTTCCCCAACTACGTCATAGCTCGCCGCGGCGGCATGCACGTCGAGTTGTTGGTCGGCACCTTGCGCGATTCGGAGGAGCCGTTTCGTAGCTGGCGAGCTTACGCAAAGAAAGGGAACCCCATGCCCGAGACAGCGAAGAAGGTCGAGCCGAAGGCACCGCCGCCCCTGGCCGACGGCGGCGCCGCTACCGATCCGGCGGTGCACCAACTGCTCGCCGAGCGGCACACGCATGTGCTCAACGGCGACGAGAAGGCCGCCGCGGCGGTCACCGCTCAACTCGCCGAGTTGGGTTACAAGTAAACACACGCGCCCTCGCCTGATCGTCGAGGGAAGGAAGGCCCGGCATCCAGGTGTCGGGCCTTCCGCTTACCTGGAGGCACGAATGAAGGTTGTCTACGCAACACAGACGGCGTCGATCATGATGCCGGAGGGCTATCCGGTCACGGTGCTGCTGGGCACGCACTGGTGGGCCGACGATCCGGTGGTCCGTGCGAACCCGGACCTGTTCTCCGACGATCCCCGCAATGGCCTGGTTGGCCACGCCCCAGCGGACGAGGTCGAGACGGCGACCGCGGAGCCGGGCCAGCGTCGGAGCGTGCGGCGTGGCTGACTCGGACGCGGTCACCGTCGCCTACGTCTGCGGGAACACGGTCATCTACTCGTGGCATAAGAGCCTGCTCGAGTTGGTGGCATACGACGGCGCCAACAAGAACCGGGTCGGGCGCGGCGGCTATGTCGCCCAGCGCTACGGCACCGGCGAACTCGTCGACGCTCGGAACAAGGTTGTGCGGACGTTCCTCGAGGAGGACACCGCTGACTGGCTGTTCTGGGTCGACACGGACATGGGCTTCCGGCCCGACGCCGTCGACCGTCTTCTCGAGGCGGCCGACGCGGCTGAGCGGCCGATCGTCGGCGGGTTGTGCTTCTTCAACCGTGAGATCGAGTCGGACGGTACCGGCGGGTATCGGCACGTTGCCACGCCCACCATCTACGACTGGGTGCACATCGAGGGCCAGTACGGCTGGCAGGCTCGCTCGCAGTACAAGGTCAACGCCCTGACTCCCTGCGACGGTACCGGCTCGGCGTGCGTCCTGATCCACCGCAGCGTCTTTGAGAAGGTCGAGGCGGAACACGGCCAGCACTGGTACGACCGGATCCCGAACACCACCACGGACACGTTGATCGGCGAGGACATGTCGTTCTGCCTGCGCGTCCGCGCGTTGGGTATCCCGATCTTCGTCCACACCGGCGTGCCGACGACGCACTTCAAGCAGATCTGGCTCGGCGAAGAGGACTTCTGGCGGGATGTGGCGTTCAAGTCCGCCGCGGAGAAGATCTCCGAGGAGCTGGAGACGCTCAAGGCCGAGCCGGCGGCGCCGTGATCCCGCTGAAGGTCCGTCCGCCGAGCGAACGTCGGCCGGGCGTCATCTCGGTGACGTTGCCCAGCCGTGGCCGACCGGGCATGCTCGCCGCGTCGATCGGGTCTCTTCGGGAGCGTGCTCACCGCCCCGACCTGCTTGAGATCCTCGTCGCGCATGACCCGGACGACCAGGAGACGGCGCAGGCGGCCCTCGACTTGGGTGCCGACGTGGTGTGGGAGGCGCCGAAGCGTTACGGCTACGCCGACTCGGCCTGCTACTACGCCGAACTGATCCAGCAGGCACGGGGCGAATGGTGCCTGCCGACGTGGGGCGACGACGGTCTGATGCGCACCCGCGGGTGGGACGACATCGTCCGCCGCCAACCGCAGGGCTCCGTGCTGTGGGTCGCCGGCAACGTGCGGGGCCTGACCTGCTATCCGATCGTGCACATGGACGTGTTCGCGGTGCTCGGCCGGCTCTGTCCACTGCCGGCACTGGACACCTGGTACGAACTCGTCGGCCAGCAGGCCACGGCCCTGGTTCATCCGGACCCGCGTATCTACGTCCTGCAGGACCGCTTCGACCTGACCGGCAAGAACAATGACATCACGTATCAGGAGGGCCGGTCGGGCTACCGGGCGCCGGAGTTCTTCTCCCCGGCCTACACCGAGCTGCGGTCCGAGGACGCCGCCGTGCTGGGCCGGCACTTCCGGCTAGTGCGGGAGATGCGCCACCGCATGGCGACCTGGTCGGACATCCAGGAGCACATGCCGACCCTGCGTGATGCCGTCCGGCGTTACCCCGACGCGGTTGTGGTCGAACTCGGTACCCGCACCGGCCAGTCCACCGCCGCCCTGCTGACCGGAGCGTCGGCGGTGCGCGGGCGCGTGTGGAGCGTCGACGTGGGCGCGGTCGACGTGCCGAACTGGTGGTTCGACACGGGGCTGTGGTCGTTCCTCGACGCCGACGACATGTCCGACGAAGCAGCGCAGTTCGTGCCCGACGAGATCGACGTGCTGTTCATCGACACGTCGCACTTCTACGAGCACACGCTGGCCGAGTTGCACCGCTATGTGCCGCGGGTGCGCCCGGGCGGGGTGGTGCTGTGCCATGACACGGAACTGTCGGCCGAGCAGATGGCCGGATACCTCGGTCAGCCGGTCGATGGGCCGGAGTTCCCGGTCGCCGCCGCGCTGGATGAGTTCTGCGCCGCCACCGGTCTCAAGTGGACGAACGCGCCCAACAACTTCGGCCTCGGCACCATCGAGATTTCGTAACAACCTGATCCCGCGATAATCAAGGAGGGCCCGCTCGTGGCTCGGTACGCAACGACTGGCCTGTCCCAGGCCGCGCAACTCGCCGGGGTGAACTCCGGCACCACCGTCAATGGGTACCTGGGCTACTGGGGTGCTTCGGCTACCTCCGGGTTCCGGGTGCGTCGCTTCAACGCAGGCGTCATCGCCGGCGGCAGCGTCCCCACCTCCCAGCAGATCAGCATTGGCATCTACCGGCAGACGGTGGCCCCGGCTGGCACCGGCCTCGCCGCAGCGGTGCTGGGTATCGCGCTGGAGACGTGGACGCCGCAGACCGACCCCACGGTGGGTCTGATCATGACCACGGCGGCGACGATCGGCACCACCGCCCCGACCCTGGGCGCGAACGCCCTGTACACCATCCCGTTCAACACCCAGTCCAACCAGGAGGAGTGGTGGGAGGCGCCTAACGACTTCATCTGCACCCTGGGCACCGCCAACGGGATCGCGTTCGTCAACATCGGCAACACTCTGCCGGCCTCCCACTCGATCCGGCTGAACCTGGAGATTGAGGTCTAGCGATGGGCGTTGCCTACATCGCCACTCCTCTGCTGCCGGTCCAGAACGTCCTCGGCTCGGCCTTCGCTTCCTTCACCACGCGGCAAGACATCAGCCCGCAGCCGTTGCCGGTGGCCCGGGCCGGGTCCTTGCAGATCGGCTGGAAGGCGTCGATCCACGCCGCCGGGGAATACTCAAGCCTGACCGGCGCGGCGCTGACCCTCGGCGCCTACTTCGGCACCGCCGCCGCCGCGATCACCGGCTTCTGGGAAACATCAGTGTTCACCACCGGCACCACCCCCGCGGCGTGGCCGTGGGAGTTGGACATGACTCTGTTCTGCACCGCCATCGGCACGGCCGGTTCGCTGCAAGGCCAGGGCACCTGCCGGCTGGGCACGTCGCTGATCGCGTTGTCGGTGGTGCCGGTCCCCATCACGGCGGCCCTGCGCACGGTCGCGATAGACACCACCATCGACCGGGCGTTCGGCGTCTGCGCCACCTGGGGTGCATCATCCGCGTCGAACACGATCAAGACCAACCAACTGAACGTCCAACTGCCGAACTGATCTAGACGAGAGGGCGGACCATGGCCGCAGGTTTCCCGTTCGGGCTCAACGACATCAACTCGCGTGCCGGCTCGCTGTCCGTGGCGGTTCGGGACATCATGCGGCAGGTCCAGACCTTCAAAGCCGAGCTGGACACTCAGGTCGACGCGTACTACACCGGGCTCGGCATGTCGGCGGGCGACCTGGCGAACCTGCGCTCGTCGTACGCGGACCTGAACGACCTGGCGAACATCTACCAGGCCGTGACATCGAGCCACCTGACCGGCACATACGACTATCGGACGTTCTCCAAGCTGATGTGGGGCGCTGTCTAGTTCGCGCGACGTAGGGCGGTGGTGGCGTCGTGTCGGTGACCGTCACCGCCACCCAGGGCGGTAGCAGCGCTAACGGCATGGCCCTGCGGGTCATGGTCCTCACTGGGGCTGCCGGCAACCCATACGGTGCGACCGCGACCCAGTCGGGTTTCGCCGCCCACGAGGCGTCGATCACGACCACCGTGACCGGGTCGCGGGTGTATGGGGCAGCGACCAACGGCGCCAACATCGCGTTTGTCGCCGAGGACGCGGCGACGACACTGCTGGACAACATCGCCGACGCCAGCAACGCCGACCGGTACTGCACATTCCGGGCCACCAACGCCACGGGGACGCCGGGCGCGACTCTGCTGGGCTGCAGCGCCGACACTGACAGCGGCGGTGCGGCGCTGTTTGAGGTGCTACCCAACGGGACCATCGCCGAGGACGCGTCGTCACCCGCGGTGGTTTCGACACTGGTCGCAACGTCGGTCACCACCGCCCCGTTTGACCCCCCGCCCGGGTCGTTGCTGGTCGCGATGGTGTCGGCCGACGGCAGCTCCGCGACGTGCACCATGACCGTGTCCGGTGGCGGCCTGACGTGGACTGAGGCCGTAGTCTCCAACGGTTCAGGGCAGCTCTACTCCGGGGTATGGGTCGCCACCGGGCCGCCGATCGGCGACCCGGTGATCACCGCCACGCAAGGTGGCGCGACCGCCAACGGGATGCTGCTGCGGGTCAAGGTTCTGACCGGCGTCGCGGCCGTGCAGACCGGTGCAACCGCGACCCAGTCATCGACCTCCGCGCTGGCACATCAGGCGTCGATCACCACAACTGTGACCGGGTCGCAGGTTTACGGGGCGATGACCAACGGTGCAAGCTCCACCGCGTACACGGCCGCCGGCACGACGACGCTGTTCGACAACTTCAGCGACGGCACGAACAACGGGTATTACGGGTCGTGCCGAACTACGTCGGCGACCGGGACGCCGGGCGCGACGACGGTTGGGGCGTCGGCGCCGGCCAATGCCGGCGGCGGCTGCGCTCTGCTGGAGATCCTTCCCAGCGGCACCATTGTCGAGGACAGCTCCGCCCCCGGACCGGTGACATCCACGTCGGCGACGAGCGTGTCGACGTCGAACTTCACCCCTCCGCCCGGGTCGCTGCTGGTGGCCATGGTGGCGTCCGACGGCGGTATCGGTATCACCACCATGACCGTGTCCGGCGGTGGGCTCACGTGGACCGAGATGGTCCACGCCAACGTCTCCTCCGCTGACTACGCCGGCGTGTGGATCGCCTTCGTGCCGTCCGCGGCGGGCACCCTGCCGGCACAGTCCATTCCGATAGACCTTATCCTGCAACTCCTCGCCGAGCAGCAGGCCCAGTACTTCGGCGCCCCCGACATCATCCCTATCCCCCTGGCGGGGACCCGCCCGCACCTGCGCCCACCGCTGTTGCGCCACCGGACCAGCTCATGGATCCCACCCGACCAACCCGCGCCGCCGGTCGTCGCAGAACCGCGCCGACGCGGTGTGCTCCGCCCCAGGCCGCCACGCTCAACGTTCACCCCGCCCGAGCAGCAGTCCCCACCCGCACCGGGTAAGCCGCGCCGCTCACGATCGCAGTTGCGTAAACCGCCCAGACCTCAGGCCGTTCCACCGCCGCAGGTTGTCGTCACCCCTCCGCTGTGGACGCCCACGTCAAGCCGGGTGTTCAAACGGCTGTGGCACCTGCCGCCACGCCCGTCGCAGCAGGTCGTCCCCGCCGCAACTCGCAGTTCCCCCGCCGCTGTGGGCGCCGACCACATCGAAGCCGCACCCACGGTTCGGCCGCTCGGCGAAGCCCCGCACGGCCACCCCGGTGCCGACGCAGGCCGCACCGCTGGCGAAACGGCCCCGCGGCCCCCGGATGGCAGCGCCGACGAGACGGCAGCGTGTCGCGGTTCCGCCACCGCAACTGACCCCGCCAGCAGTGTCGCGGCGGCGTCCGGCTGCTCCGGTCCGGCTCGTACGACGGTCCCGGCAGTTCATCCCGGCGCAGGTCATCCTCATCGCCCCGCCGTATGTGCCGCAGCGGGCGCCGCGTCGACAGTTGGCGGCATGGCTGCGCCGGCGGTCTGTCACCAGCGGTTGGCTCGTGGCGACCGTCGGCGTCGGCAAACTCCCGCCGATCGTCACCGGCACGCGGGGTGCGGCCATCGTCACCCAGACCGGCGCACCGGACGTATCCCAAAGCGACACCGTCGCCATCGTCACCCAGACCGGCGTCATCATCGTCTCGCAAACCCGTGGAGGTGTGCAGTGACGACGGTGGACCTCGGCGACCGGGTCAACGTCCGCTACTTCGCATATGCCGCAGGCGTTGCGAGCACCGCGACGATGGCCCTCGTCGTCACCGCGCCGGACGCAACGACGAGCAGCCCGACGATCACCTTCACGGCGCCCAACCAGTACGACGCCAGCTTCACCGCCAGCCAGGCCGGCGTCTGGTACTGGGTGTGGACCGCCTCCGGTCTGGTGGTCGACGTTGAGACCGACCAGATCACCGCAGTCGACCCGGCCCCGCCCCTGTACGCATCCTTGGCGCAGATGCGTGATCGGCTGAACATGGCGCCAACGAACGTCAGCCGGGACGAGGCGCTGACCCTGGCGCTGACCGCTGCGTCGCGGGCGGTGGAGCAGTTCTGCGACGGCCGGGTGTTCGACCTGGACAAGACCGCCACGGCCCGGGTCTTCTCAGCCGCGGGTTGGGTGATGCCGACACGCCAGGGCGACCGGCTCAACGTCGACGACATCGGCGCCATCACCGGGCTGCTCGTCGAGGTGGGCGACGGGATCACCTACACCACCATCACCGACGCGGAGACGTACCCGGACAACGCCCTGGCCCGGGGCGACGCCATCACCGCGGTCGTCTCGCCCAACATCTCGCTCCGCTATCAACGCAAGGTCCGGGTCACCGCCCGCTGGGGTTGGCCGGCCGTCCCCTCTGCGGTGGAACAGGCCACGCTGTTGAAAGCGGTTCGGCTCTACCGCCGGTTCGGATCACCGGAAGGTGTGGCCGGATCCACCGACTGGGGCCTGGTCCACGCACCCAACGAGGACCCGGACGTGAAAGCCCTGCTGGCTCCCTACGTGTCTTTCAACGTGGCCTGATGTCCCTCGACTTCGACGCCGTGCGGTGGGTCTCGCGGCGGCGGTGACGAGCGCGGCGGTGCAGGTGAACGGGCAGACGGTCACGGCCACCGACTTCGTGCCGGACTCGCCGACCCCGCCCCACTTCGTCGTTGCCGAGTTCGTCAACGAGTACCACGAGACCTTCGGCAGCAACGCGATGGACCGCGTGATGGTGAAGTGCCGGCTGCTCACCTCGCGCGGCAGCGACGCCGAAGGCCAGCGGGCTCTGCGCAAACTGGCCACGCTGACCGGCTCCGGGTCGATCCCCGCAGCGCTTGAGGCGGCCCGGGGCGCGCCGGGGCAGATGGCGCTGAACGGTGCCGCCGCCGATCTGGCGCTGGTGAGCGTGACCGGTCCCCGGCTCTACGAGATCGGCGCCGTCGACTTCTACGGCCTCGAGTTCAGCGTCCTAGTGATCGGATAGGTGAGCCGTGTGGCTGTCATCCTGACCAACGCCCGACTCTTCACTGGCGCAGCTGATCTGACCGGCGCCTCCAACAAGATTGAGTTGGATGCGGAGCGCGAAGAGAAGGACGTAACCACGTTTCTCGACTCCGCCGACCCGGACTCTGGCTGGAAAAAGTTCATCGGCGGACTCGGTTCGGCCAAGAGCCAGGCGGAGGGGTTTTGGGAGGCCGGCGACCTGAGCAAGGTCGATGACACGTCCTGGGCGGACCTAGGTGGGTTGAGCGCGTGGACAGCGTTACCCACCACGTCGACGGCGGGTTCGTTGGCCTGGTTCATGAAGGCGCTGCGGGGCAAGTACACGCTGCTTGGCCAGGTGGGCGATGTCGCTCCGTGGGCGGCCGAAGCTGCCTCGACGTGGCCGCTGGTGCGCGGTAGCGTCGCTAACCCGCCAGGTACGGCCAGGACCACCACGGGCAGCGGCACGGCGGTGCAGATGACCGCCGTCTCTGCCACGCAGTATCTGTATGCCTCGCTGCACGTGTTGTCCATTGCGGGTACCGCCACACCCACCATCACGGTGAAGGTGCAGAGCAACGTGGACAACACCTTCGGTGCGCCGACGGACCGGCTGACGTTCGCTGCAGCCACCGTCATCGGCGGGCAGATTCTGAGGGTGCCCGGCCCGATCACCGACACGTGGTACCGGGCCGCTTGGACCATCTCCGGCAGTTCACCCAGTTTCCTGTTCCTCGCCGCCTTCGGTATCGCCTAAGCCACCTACGCGTTTTCCCGGCTCCGCACGGTGACCGGGCGTTTCCTTCACGCCCTGAGGAGGGGTCGCCGCTATGCCCGCCATGGTTCTTACCGCTGCCTACGTGAACATCACCGGGCCAGGCAGCATCCACGACCATCTGTCTAAGGCTGAACTAACTGCTGACATCGAGGAAAAGGACGTAACGACCTTTGCCTCACTGGGGTGGAAGGAATTTACAGGTGGACTCAAGTCCGGTCAGCTGAGTTTCACCTTCCTCGCCGACTACGCCGCCGGTAATCTGGACTCGACGTTTTGGACCATATTTCTGGCCGGTGTGCCAGTGGCGTTCGAGGTCCGGGCCACCCAGTCGGCGGTAAGCACATCCAACCCGAAGTACACCGGGCTTGTGTTACCGAAGGCGCTGAAGATGATCAGCGGCACCGTCGGGGATGTGGCCGGCGGCGATAACGCCTGGACAACTTCTGGCGCGATCACACGGGCCACCGCGTAGGTCATGGCCCGCGTCGAGGAGTGGAAGGTCGAAGTCGACGCAGGCGTCCTCAAGCGCGTCGTAACGGCGCTGAAGAAAGAGTCCGACGGCAAGGAACTCGCCCGGGACCTGGTCCGCAACCTGCGCCTCGTGGCCGAGCCGGCGCTGCAAGCGGCACGGGCGTCGATCCTGTCCATGGGCTCGCACTCCGAGGTGCTGCCGGGCCTGCGGGCCACGGTGGCGAGGCAGACGAAGATCTCGATCCGCACCACCGGGCGCCGGCCGGGCGTGTCGATCCGGGTCCAGAAGACGGGCATGCCGCGCGGGTTCCGGGGCGCGCCCGCCGCGCTGAACTCGGCCAAGGGCTGGCGGCACCCCGTGTTTCAACGGGTCACCGCGAAGGGCCGCTACATCAACGTGTGGGTCACCCAGCGCGGCAAGCCGGGCTGGTTCGACGACTCGATCCGCCCGTTCAAGGAACCCGCCAAGGAAGCCGCCGCGCGCGCACTCGACCACGCGGCACGACGAATCGCCGAGAGGTCCAAGGTCTGAATGTTCATCACCGAGAAGCCTGAGGGACAAGCGCCGACACGGTATGAGTTCGACGCCAAACGCATCTCAATGTCCCGGGCGGCGATGCTGGAGAGCCGGTTCAAGAAGCTGTCCGGCGAGGACCAGGTCACCCTCGAGCTGATGCGGATGAGCGCGATCCAGGGCGGGGCCGCGGCCCAGCGGGTGATCCTGTGGCACTGCAAGAACGTGCTGCACCCAGTCCTGAAGATCGAGGACGTGGACCCGCTGATGGGCGAGGTCGAGGTCAAACCCTCCGCCGGCGAGATCGAGGAACTGCGAGCGGCGGTGGCGAACAACACCGGCCTGAACGACGCGCAGCGGGAGCTGATCCTGGCGAGCCTCGACACCCTGGCCGGTGAGCCGGAGGAGAGCGACGAGGGAAAAGCCCCCTCGAGCGACTCCGAGACGAGTACTGGCTAGAGATCGCCGCGAACCTGCACATCGGGCCGCGGCAGCTCGACGAGTGCACCGTCGAGGAGTTCTACCAGGCCGTCGCGGCGATCGACAAGTTGCGCGAGGACATCAAACGGCGGGGGTGACCGGTGTCGGAAACCTCCCTGCTCTTCAACTTCCTGAAGGGCCGTGACACCGCTTCCCCGCACATGGCCACCGTCGGCAACAACGCGCTGGCCATGGCGGCGAGACTGAAGTCCAGCTCCTCGCTGGCGGGGCTCGGCATGGCCACGCTGGTCAGCGGGATCGCCGGCGCGGCCGCCGAGGCCGTCGCGTTCACCGACGCCATCGCCCCAATGGCCGGGCTGCTGGCCGCGCTACCCGCCGTAGCCTTCGCCGGCGCAGCGTCCCTCGGTGTGCTCGCGATCGGTCTCCATGGTCTCGGCAAGGCCATGGCAAGCACACCGGCGGGGCAGAAGGCGTACGAGAAGCTACCCGCGGCGTCGAAAGCACTCGTGGACACGCTGAAGGCGCTGGCCCCGGCGTGGCGCCAGGTCCAAGCATCAGTGGCGCAGGGGCTGTTCGCTGGCGTTTCCAAGGACATCCGCGATCTGGCTAAGATCTACATCCCGGTGCTGCGCGCCCAACTGCCCGCCGTGGCGTCCGGCTGGAACCTCGCGTTCCGCGGTACGGCTGCGTTGTTCAAGTCGCCCGGCTTCATCAAGGACATGAACACGTCGCTGCGGAACACGGCGAAGTTCAGCCAGGCCGCTGGCGGGGCGATGGCCCCGTTCCTCGACGGGCTCCGCCAGATCGGCACGGTCGGGTCGGCGTTCCTGCCGCGCATGGGTGCCTGGCTCCGCGACATTGCCGTCAGCTTCGACGCGTGGGCCATGCGCGCGCGCAGGTCCGGCGAGATCAACAAGTGGATCACCGACGGCATTGAGGTGGCGGGAAAGTTCGGCACCCTCCTACTCAACGTTGGCCGGTCGATCCGCGACATCTTCTCGGCCGGCAACGCCGGACCAGGGTTCCTCGACACCTTGGTCAAGGGCAGCGCCGCCTTCGCGGCGTGGACCGCCTCGGCCAAGGGGCAGTCGGTCCTGCACGAGTTCTTCACCAGCCTGCGGGATGTCGCGAAGGAGCTGTGGGGGATCGTCAAGGGTCTCACGGCTGCATTGGTGCAGTCCGGCCCCGGCATCTCCACTGTGGCTGCGTACTTCTCCGTCGCCGGCGCCGTGGTCAAGGTGCTGGCCGACAACATGGACACGATCCGGCCGCTGCTGCCGATACTGATCACCGGCTTCGTGGCGTGGAAGGTCGCGATGGTCGGTGCGCAAGTCGCGCTGGTCGCGCTGCGGATCGCCATCGGTCTCGCCACCGCCGCCCAGTGGGCGTGGAACGTGGCAATGACCGCCAACCCGATCGGGCTCGTAATCACCGCCATAGCCCTGATCGTCGGCGGGCTGATCCTGCTGTGGAAAAACAGTGAGGCGTTCCGGAAGTTCTGGATCGACCTCTGGGTGAATCACATCGGCCCCGCAGTGGATTGGGTTTACCGCCGCATCATCAAGCCGATCATCGACGCTATCTTCACCGGCATCAAGGGTGCGAACGACGCCCTGGACAGCCTCGCCGGGAGGCACTCGATCCCGGGCAAACTCGCCCCGATTCCGCGTCTGCCACGCATGGCGGAGGGTGGCATCGTCACCCGACCCACTGTGGCGATGATCGGCGAGGACGGACCCGAAGCCGTTGTGCCGCTGGGCCGCGGCGGCGGCGGTGGCAACCATTACACCATCAACGTCTACGTGGCCCCCGGCGCTGATCTGCGTGAGGTCGGCCGTGTCAACGTCCAAGCGATCCAGGCTTACGAACGGGCCAATGGCCGGCGGTGGCGTACGCCGTGAACCTGCCGACCCTCATCGTCGAGGCCGGGTTCTCCTCCGCCGCCCAGTCCGGCTCGTACTTGTTCCTTGACGATCCGGCCCGGGGGAAGCTGGACACGGCAACGCTCGCTCCTGACTCGCTGTTCACCGACATCACGGCCTATGCGACCACGACGGTAACCACTCGCCGCGGTGCCAACCGGGTTGAGTCACCGATTCTGCGCTATGAGGCGGGCACCGTCACTGTGGTGTTGGACAACCGGGATCGGCGGTTCGACCCGAGCAACCTGTCCGGACCGTACGTCTCGGCCGGCGTCACCCAGGTTCAGCCCATGCGGCCGGTCCGTATCCGCGCCACATGGAACGGTGTCACCTACGAGTTGTTCTCGGGCTACGCCGACCGGTGGGAGGTCGGGTACGACAAGGCTTGGCCGTCGTACTCGACCTGCACGCTGACCGCCACCGACGCGACGAAGGTGCTGAGCAACTACGTGCGCGGCGCTGTCGGCGCTGTCGGCGCGGGAGAAGACTCGGGTGCCCGCGCCACACGCATCCTCAACTCGGTGTCGTGGTCGGCCACCGCTCGCATGATCCGCACCGGTGACACGACGGTGCAGGCGACCACGCTGGCTGGTGACGCCTGGACGGAGTTGCTGCTCACCCAGGACACGGAGATCGGCGAGTGCTACCTCGACGCCGGCGGCCGGGTGGTGTTCCGCAACCGCCAGGCCACATTGGAGGACTCGCGCTCGGCGCTGCCCAATGCGACCTTCGGCGACCAGCCCGTAGCAGGCGTCTCCACGACGATCAACCTGGCTAAGAACCCGAGCGTCGAGACGAACCTCACCGGCTGGATCGCTGGCGGCTTCGCCAACCAACCGACGATCTCCTCGTCCAGCGCGCAGGCGCTGTTCGGTACGAAGAGCATGCTCGTCAGTTGGGCCAACGCGTCCGGCGGCGATCTGCCGCAGGTCAGCACCTTCCCCACCATCGACATGATGGACCCGTTGCTGGCCGGCAAGACGTACACCGTCAGCGTCTACGTCTACGTGCCCACCGGGTCGCCGGGCATCGCATTCTTCTCGGCGCAGACCGGCTTCACCACGAACGCGCTCGTGAAGGACCAGTGGGTCCGGCTCACGGGCACCGGCACCGCTGGCACCACGGCCGGTTGGCAGATCCAGCTCTGGCCGATCGGGGGGGTCACCACTGTCGGCCAGACGTTCTACGTTGACGGGCTCCAGATCGAGGTGGGCTCGACCGCGACGGCCTATGTGGACGGTGACCAGGCGGGCGGCACCTGGGACGCCACCGCGCACGCTTCATCCTCGCGGCGGCTGCCCGAACTCCCGTACTCAGCTATCGGCACCGATTATGACGACACCACGCTGGCGAACCTGGTGCGCGCCACTGCTGTTGGCGGGGCGCAGCAGGTGGTGCAGGACGCCGCTTCGCAGGCCGCGTATCTCATCAAGACCTACGAGCGCAGCGACCTCATCATGGTCACCGACGCGGACGCGCTGAGTTGGGCCCAGTTCATCCTCTATGAGGCCGCGCAGCCTGAGTTGCGCTTCTCGTCGCTGGAGCTGCTGCCGCGCGGGGATTCGACCAACCTCTTCCCGCAGGCGCTGGGCCGCGAGTTCGGTGACCGCATTCGCATCGTCCGTCGCCCGCCCGGGGGCGGCACCATCACGCGCGACGTGTTCATCCGCGGCGTCACGCACGACATCAGCCCGGACAACTGGGTCACCACCTGGACGCTCCAGTCGGCCACGCGGAGTTCGTTCCTGATCCTCGATAACCCGACGTTGGGCCGACTCGATTTCAACGGGCTTGGCTACTAGGAGGCGTTCCCTTGGCGTTCAAGACCTTCAACGTGGGTGACGTGCTGACCGCCTCGGACGTGAACACGTACCTGATGAAGCAGACCAACATCGTCTGCACGTCGGGCACGCGGCCGGGCTCGCCCGTGGAGGGCGAGGTCATCTACGAGACCGACACGGACAGGTTCATGGTCTGGGACGGTGCGGCGTGGACGGTCTTCGGCGACATCGCGGGTTGGACTGCATTCACGCCAACCTGGACATGCACCGGCACGGCGCCTTCTCTTGGCAACGGATCACTCGCCGGCTCTTACAAGCAGCTCGGCAAAACGGTCCACATGTGGGGGCAGCTCACTGCGGGCAGCACGACAACGTTCGGCACCGGGACCTGGATCATGTCGATACCCATTACCGCGACCTCCAACGGTGCCCAGATGATCGGCTCCTGCTATCCCCAAGACACGGGAGTAAACGCATACGCCGGCGTGGTGGGGCAGAACTCCACCACAACTAGGACGTTCATTTCCACAGGAGCGGCGGGCGTCGCCGCCGCTAACATCACGAACGTCTTTCCCTTTACGTGGGCCAACGGCGATCTCCTCCGCTGGTCGCTCACCTACGAGTCCATCTGATGGCCCGCTGGACCGACCTCGCCGAGTGGCGCTCCGGGGGAGCCACATGACGAGCAGCGACTACGGCCCCGACGCGGGCGTCTACTGGATCGGCCTCCCCCGCTCGTGGACGAAGGGACGGACAGCGCACGGCGTCAAACTGTCGGTGGCCCACACCACGGAAGGTCACGCCGATGCGAACTCGGCCGAGCAGGGCCACGTCATCGACGTGGGCCGGACGGACGGGACGTCCTGCCACGTGTTCCACGACTCGGACTCGTCGCCGCAGGAGGTGCTCCGGTCGGACCGGTCCCACTCCGCGTTCCAACACGGCAACGACATTGGTATCCACCACGAGCAGTGCGGCACCGCGAGTTGGACAGCCCTGCAGTGGCAGACCCCCTACGCGAAGGCGATGCGGGACCGGATGGCCCGCGCACAGGCCGACGACTGCAAAACGTACGGCCTGCAGGTGCGCCGGCTCACCGTCGCCGAGGTCAGGGCCGCCTACTACGACAACGGGCCGGGCGGGATCTGCGGACACTACGACATCACCCGCGCGTTCCCCGAAGACGGCGGCACCCACACCGACCCGGGCCCCAACTTTCCGTGGTCCGAACACATCGCCGCAGTCCTCCACTACGTCAACGGCGGCGACCCGCTGTGGAACGGAACGGACATGAACGTGTACACCTTCGGCAGCCTCACCGACTGCCCACCTGAGCTGAAGAGCTCCAACAACGCGATCTACGTGTGCACCGATGGTGTCGGCGCCTACTGGGTCCGCAACCTCGCATCGTGGCAGTACGGGTCGGCGAAGTTGAACGGCTCCGCCCCCGTCAACGTCACGTTGGGCGCGAACGTCGATGGTGCCCTGCCGCTCGGTACGCCGTTCGCGACCGCGTTCGCAGAGTTGACCGGTGGCTGCGTGTTCGACCCGACCGCGCTGCGCGGCGTCGCCGACTACCGCAAACCCGCAGCCGCAGCCGGCGGCGACCACACCCACACCGCCACCACCGTCGGCGCCACCGGACCCGCTATACCCCTCACTGCGTGACCTTGACACCGAAACGGGGGTAGTACGTGTGGGACTCGGTCCGGACCGTTCTGGCAGACGGTGGCCCCTGGGCGCTGGTATCAGCCTTCGTGCTGGCGATCCTGACTGGGCGGCTCGTCCCGCGCCGAGTGCACCTCGACCGCATCAGCGACCTACGAGCAGCCAACCGGGCATTGGAGGACACGTTGGACGAGCAGAAGGAACAAATTTCGATTCTGCTCGGCTCGCGGAAGCCGCCGATATGAGTTGGTGGTGGCCGTGGCACCGCAATGGCACACGCGAGGAGCGGGCCAGGGCTGAACGCATCCGGGACGAGGCTAAGAGGCGGACAGCGAGAGTGGAACGGGCAGCGGAACGGTTCGCGCAGCTACCCCCCGACGAGTTCGCCGATCGGGTCGGCCGGGCCTTCCGGCGCCGGCAGGCGTGATGCGCACGATCGTCGTCGGCCAGATCTGGTACGCGTTCCTGGCCTGCCTGTTCTTCGTCGTCCTCTACTGGGCCCGTTCTAACTGGCGGGTGTCCCCGACCGGCCGGAACGTGATGCTGTTCATGTTCGCGATGATCGTCGTGTTCGGGATCCTCGTCACCATCGCCGCCCGCCTCGCCCTGCCCCTGTGGGTGTACGCCGTCGGGTTCGGCGTCATCGACGTAGCCGTCACCCAGCGGGTGTGGTTGCTGATCCGGGCGCAGCGAGGCGACACCGACATCTGAGGAGCAACATGACCACGAAGTTCTGGCGCGCAACCCTGGAACGCGCCGGCAAGACGTTCTGCCAGTCCCTCGTCGTCACGGTCGGCGCCGGCTGGGCCGATGTGATGAGCGTCGGCTGGAAGCAGGCCCTGACCGTCTCAGCCGGCGCCGCGTTGCTGTCGCTGGCGACGTCGGTCGGTTCGGCGAAGGTGGGCGACTCGGACTCGCCGTCGCTGGTGGACGAGAAGCACTGACCCAAACAAAACAAACACGGGGGTACTTGAAGGAGGAGATCATGCACCGACGCAAGCAGCAGTTACCGACGCGGCGTATCGCCGCTGCAGCTATCGCCCTCGCCCTCGTGGTGGGGGCGTTTTCGTGGTCCTGGGCCGCGACCGGTGCCACCGCCGACGCGAACCTGTCCGCGCTCGAACTGGCGCAGGCGCAGAAGGCCAACTGCCAGCTGCTCGCCGCGAAGGCCACCAGCAGTGCTCAGCGCACCCGCGCACAGCAGTGCGTCGCAGACCAGCAGCGGATCATCGACCTGCTGACCGCGCCCACCACGAGCCCGTCGGGGTCGTCGACGGCCCCACCTCCTTCGCCGACGGCGACCCCGACGCCTACTCCCACGACGCCGAGCCCGACACCGACGACACCGGCGCCGACGACCACCAGCCCGACGCCTACGCCGACCCCCAC